CTCTACCCGATCAGGCGGCAGGTCAGCTCCCAGTGGCTTGGCTGGCTCGGATCGGGCAGCGTATGGAGGCGCTCCACCCGCCATCGCTGCCCGCTGAAAGTAAGCACGTCCCCGGATCGGGGCGTGTAGATGGCGCTCCACATCAGCAGCCAGGTTCCGCGCTGGATCTCGTGGGACCCGGGAACCCCCGTAGGCCAGGACCCGCCATCCGCTACGAGAGCCGCGGGCTGACTGGCAGCCACCTCGTACTCTTCCAGCTGCGGGGAACCGTCCCTTCCGATGGCCGTAGCCAGCAGCTCGGTTCCAGAAAGCCCGGAGGTGGTCAGCGCGTCCAGCGCCGTATAGGCGTAGTCCGTTTCCAGCACGTCCGATGCGGTGTAGTCCAGATCCTCGCTGCCGGTACTGCCGTCCTCGCGAGTGCCCCCCACGGTCACCGTGCCGGACCCGGAAAGGTCGAACACCTCCACCTGAACCTTGCTGGCTCGGACGGGCTGCCGGTCAATAGCTACGCTGGCAGCTGCTGCCACGCGGTCCACGATCAGAGCGGTAGAACGATTGATGGCGACCTGACGATCGAAAAGAGGGGGCATCATGGGAGCACCTCCGGGGGCGGGTAGACATCCAGTATAGGCGTCTCGCCCCACCCGTGCGGGTTGCGCTTGATCTCGGGCTCCCGCAGGAACCCGAAATCTCGAACCCTGCCGGTCGGGCACGGGTGCGACTGATGATAGTTCGCCCCATGGGGCTCGGGCACGAACAGTACGGACAGGCCAGCCTGAAACAGGCGCCGGAACAGCTCCACATTGACGAAGCTGGCCCGGTTCGTATAGCGCTCGTCCCAGCCGCCCAGGGCGATCAGCTCCGCGGTCGGGATCACCAAGCCGGACGACTCCGAAGACCTGCCGGGCTTGCAGTGCGCTCCGATCTTGCCAGCGAGCTTCGCCAGTTCCCTGGGGTCTCGTTCCCAGTCCACGCGGGCCAACTCGGCTTCCAGCTGCGCGGGGCTCATCGCTTCCATGCTGGAACGGCCCCCGACATGACGGCTGACCGCGGATGTGGCGAACCCTCCCAACCGGCTGCGAGCCCCGAATACGTGCGGGCTGACCAGGCGCTCCAGGTGTTCGAAGCTGCCGGGGATCCGATCCCACCACTGGAACATGACCAGAGGGGATCGGACCAGCTGCCTCAGGGCCGCGTTGAACGCGAGCGTGCAGGTGCGCTCTCCCGGATCCCCGGCCGGTCTCATCAACACATGCCTGATGGACCGTCCGGCGTCGGCCAGCTTGGCGATCACATCCCCGATCCCGTCGCTGCTGCCTTCGTCCAGAACCAGATACTCCACGGTCAGCCAAGCGGGCAGGTGCTGCGCTTCCCAGACCTTCCAGGATCGCTCCCAGGCTCGGCGCTCGTTGCGGACGGTTCCGATCACGGTCACCAGGGGGGCGCTTGGTTCGCACCTCCGATTCGTCCATGAACGCAGAACGGTTTGAGGCCGTCTGGGGCGCTGATAGCCCCCGCTGGTAGAGGGCTTGCCCAGTTCCCATGGATGTCCGATGCGAGGGAACCTGCGTTGCTCGATTAGCCTCATTTGACATACCCCAACGCCCGCAGGCGTTCGCGCACCACGTCGGCTTCCTGGTTCGAAACCGGGGCGGACCAGTCCGGCCCGGCAGCGACCACCCCAGGGGGCGGCGCTTCCTGCAGCAGGTCGAACAGGCCACCGGCCACCTCTACCAGCTTCTGCTCGGGCAGCAGGCCCCGAGCGTGTATGTGCTGACCCGCGGCGAACAGAACCCCCTCTTCCGCATGGCCCCCAGGCAGCTTGGCCGCAGCTGCGAACGGACCGTGCTCGCTGGCCCGATAGGATTCGCACCTCGGGTCGTCCAAGGCGTCGAACCCATGATCGCTGATCACGATGGCGGTTTCCGCGAAGCTGGCCGCGCGCTCCGCGGTATCGCAGGCCAGCTTCACCACCTCCGCATAGCGATCCGTGCCCCAATGATGATGCCCCGCGTTATCCGTGGCCCGCAGCCACAGAAAGAGCACGTCCACCGGGGGGGCCTTCTCGGCAGCCCAGGTCGCCACGCGAGCTTCCGCCCGAGCCAGCCCGATCGCGTCCTTCGTTCCTCCTGGACCTGAATCGTTCGCGATGGTCCCGATCGGATAGCCGAACGAGCTGAGGCTGGGCCCCAGGCCCGGAGGCGAGAACCAGGGGCGCGTCCGATTGTCCCGACGGCGCCAGGCGCTCATGGGGTAACCGGACACCAGCCAGCACCACTTACCGGGGCTGAACCCCGGCCAGGTGATCGGCACATTGCAGAGCCCCGTTCGGATCCCGTTCCTGGCAGCTGCCTTCGTCCAGGGCCGGCTGCGGATCAGATCCTGGGACGTGGCGAACATGGCCGTATTTGACCCACGGGTCCAGCCGAACCCCTCCGGGTGCCGACCGCAGAGAAGGGCGGCAACGCTGGTCGGGGTCAACGGTGGGGCAGGAGCCAGCAAGGGCGCATGGCATCCCAGCTCGGCCAGCCGCCAGAGCGGAGCGGTCTCGTCCATGTGGGCGTTCGTCCACTCCCAGTCCAGGCCGTCCAGCACGATCACCGCGATCCGATGCCTGGGCTTGTGCTCATGCGCTCCCGTCATCTGCCTCCCCTTTTTCCTTCGGACCGTAGCTATGCAGGACCTTCTTGCGGCGCTCCAGGGTGCGCAGGGTTTCCTGGAATTTGGAGACCCAGAGAGCGGCCACCTCGGGACAGACCATCATGCGATCCCCGTCCACCATGTGGCGGATGTCGAAGTTCAGCACGACACGGACGCCCCGCTGATCCCCGTCGTCCGGTATCGCCTTTGCCATGCTCGCTCCTTACCCTGGCTGGGTTAGCTGTTCGCCCAGCACGGGTAATCCTACCACGGTATCAGCGGCGGGTCCATCCGGTGGGGCCACCCGGGGGCCGATCATGCGAGCCGTTGCTCAGCCGGTCCATCAGACCCTTGACATCATTGACACTTAAGCCGAAATCCCCAAGCCTTTCCGACAAGGACTCAGCTGCGCTTTTGAAATTGTCCATCGAATCCGCGGCATCCTGCATGGTGGTCGCTATCGCTTGCGATTTACTGGTCTCACGCAGCTTCGGCATCAACTGCGGAACGTGCGCCACCTCTTCCCCCAGAGCGACGGACTTCAGGCTGGGAAGCTCCACCCCAACGCGCTCGGCCAACAGGCATTCCATGGGAGACCAGCCGCGACCGGCTTTCCAGAGGGCCAGCCGGATCCAGGCTTCGGATTGCTGATCCGGGTCCTTGTCTGGGAACGATTGCTTGACCGCTCGCTGCAGGGCATCCATGTCCTGTTTTAGCTGTTCCATCTCCTGCCAGGAAACCAGGACATCGATCGGCATGGGGCACCTCTGCCTTGTTGTACCCCTGAACAGATCAGAAAAAAAGTGTATTCCTTCCCCCTTTTTTCCTGCTTTCTAACCCATACGGGTTTATATTCTAAGTATGGAAGGAAGGAGAAAGACCATGGCCCGCTACCTCGAAAATGGAAACGCGAAGGTCGCCCCCTGCAAGTGCAGCGCCAGTGCTGTCCACGAAAAGAGCGACATGGGATGGCAGCACGACTGGGCCGCAAGCTGGAAGTGCCGAAACTGCGGCGCGCACAGCAAGAGGATCGTGCGGGACTCGGCTGACCTGAAGGAACTGGGCGGCCTCTTCACTACGAATTTTGGAGCCTGAAAATACACCGTGGCGCGCGCTCTGGCAGAATTACAAAGAAATGAGCGCAAGCGCTGCTGCCTCAATTGCGGCCACATCTACCACGGTGGGATCAACTGCCCGAAATGCGGGCATCCAGGAGAGCCGTTGGAAGCTACGGAGCAGATGCTGTCAGGGTAAGCCAGCTCCCATCGTTCGCCATGCCGTCCAGGACGAGCCCCGCGCGATCGATCATGGTCGGGAACTCTGCAGGGCGCCGCCAGTGGATGTATTCCACGCGGTGCTCCATCTCCCGAATCAAGGCTTCCCCTTCTCCAGCAGGTCCGAAGGTTCGGTAAGCCGTCGTCTGCCTGCCAGCCCTGTCGATATCGTAGATCGTGCGGCAGCCCCACCCCATCCAGTTGAACGGTTCCGGCATTTTCGTCGGTTCCTGGAATCGCTCCATCCTGCCGCTGGTCTCGGACCATGGTGCAGGCACGAACGCTCGCAAGATCAGCCGACCCCCAGGGCGCAGGGAAGCTCCGGCCAGCTGCAACGCGGCCACCTGCCGATCGTGGGGCAGCTCGTAGATGGACGAACCCAGGAATGTGACCAGGGAGGCTGCCCCTCCGATCGCCTGCCGCGCGAAGCTCCAGGCCATGGCAGTATCCGCAGGCCCCAGAATCGGCCAAGCCCCTTCCGGCAGGAACCGCTGGATCACTCGGTAGAGGATCGCATTGCTCTCCATTGCAGCCCATGGAACCACGGGCTCCCCTCGCTCTTCGGCGACCCTGCGAGCCAGATCCCCGATCCGGGCTCCAGCCTCGATCACGGTCGAGCCTTCGTCTCTGATCATGGGCAAGACGGTCCAAAAGCCGTCCCCTCGACTGCGCCTGGTAAGAGCCCATGCCGGGGCTTCCATGGGAAACGGATCTCTCATGGCTTCGTCCATGGGATCATCTCTCTGGCGACGGCGCAAGCAAGCAGCTCGTAGCCGGTCGCTGTCAGGTGGACCCCATCCACAAGATTCTTCAGCCCGATCACTCCGTTCAGTTCCACGAGTCCCACCCCGACAGGTCGACCGTCAGGGCCGGCTGTTCCGTCGAAATCGTTTCGCACCTTTCGCACCGCCATAGACGCAGCGGACAGCCAGGCCTCGGACGCTTCCGTGAACTCGGGCATTTCGCGACTCACCGCCGGGAACGTGCAGAGCCAGGTGGGGATTCCATACCGCAGAGGCCAGTGGACGATCTGCCGATAGAGCTTCTCCCAACGGACCAGCCCCTTCTCCCCATCGCCGCCCCCTTTGCTGTCATTCGTGCCTGTCAGGATTACGCAAGCCTTCGCCCCGAACAGCCCTGCCAGCTCGCGCACCGCTCCTGGTGTCCTTCGCAGGATCTCCCAGGTGACCTGCCCGCTGATCCCGCGATTCAGACAGGCCCATTGGGTAGCATGGCTACGTTCGTTCAGCAGGTCTACCAAGACCTCGGGGTAGCCCAGCCCGGAAGGAGCCCGAGCCCCGTCCGTCAGGGAGTCGCCCAAGCAAAGCACGGTTCCGCAGATCATCGCTCACCCCGCACGAACCCGACGACTACGCAATGGCGCCAGCGCATTAACAGGTCTCCGTCGTCGGTCTTTTCCATCTGGTACGCCTCTCGGCACCTTGCGCTGTCATGCCCCTCCCAGTGCATGCGCTCGATCTCCGCTCGCTGGTGGGGCTTCAGTCCGGCAGACCCATTGTCCAGCCAGCCCCGAAGGGAGTTCCCTTCGCTGAACCGTTCGTGGATCACCACCTCCGAGCACCCCGCGGCGAACATGGCTTCCGCTACTTCCGCAGCGCTGAAGATGAGCCTGCCGGGTTCCTTGATCTCCATGGCGAGCTGATAGAGCCGCCAGGCCGGATGACCCGGATCAGATACGACCGGGGGGCCCTCGCAGACCACTACGGCCCCAGGCCGGTTCAACCTGCCCACCCACCTGCGGATCGCGCTCTTCAAGCCGTCGGGGGCATGGTGCAGGACCATCCGGGAGACGATCAGATCGGCGGTCTTCGCTTCATCAGGGGGAATAAGATCATCTCCCTCGATCAGCTGCACCGGCAGCTGCGCTGTTGAACCCCACCACAGACGCTCGCGACACCTCTTCAGCATGGCCGGAGATACGTCATAGGCGATCAGGGATCCCAAGCATCCATCGCGAAGCAGCATGGTGGCCAGATATTCCGTCAAGGCTCCGGTCCCGCAACCCACTTCCACCGTGTCTGGCCGCTTGTTGGATTCAGCATGCAGGCGCGTAGCGACCCCCCGAAGAACCGAAGAGCACCACCTCAACAAGTTCGGGTTGTGTACCCACTTCAGCCAGTCATACCCTTGTGCTCGCTCGTCCCACCAAGTTGCGGAATCTACGCCAGTTCGCTCTCCAACATCTCTACGAGTCTTGGACATGCTCTGCCCTCCTCAACCATGCACCGAGCTACCGTGCGGCGCCATTCCAGATATGGATCCGATTGCTGTCGCACCGTCTCTATCGCCACGCCAGCCAGCCCTTCACCAAGAGCCAAACGGGGGCCCATTTCATCCCGGAAGGTCCATTCGGGCCCATTGGGGTCGTACCACCTATGACGGGCCCCCATGGCAGGGTCCACCTGAATGACCGGCAATCGGCCATCTCTGGCATGAAGCGCGAGCAACCCGATCCCCGATACATCGGTCACCAGCGCGGCAGCCTGGTTCAGCGCGCCCCAAGGACCGTCCATCTCGGACGAGACTGCAACCTGGAACCCCGCGCCCTGCAGGGATCGCACCCACTCGGGCTCGCGCCAAAGGGTGGCCGCATGAGGCCGGACGGTCACCGGAACTCCGGCTGCCACCACTTGGCGAAGCTCCGCGGTTACCTGGTCTCGACAGGCCAGATCCTTGTTCAGGCTGGGAGCCCACAGGACCGGGGCTTGCGGGCCTGGTTCGGGGTACGGCTCCAACAGGGGGTCCACCCAAGGGCAGCCAGCTTGCAGGAACCGCTTTCGAGGGCCGAACCCCCGCGTAGCGAACACCCCGCCGTCCCAGACGGACCAGGTGCAGATCCAGTCGGCCTGCGCCTGCTCGGGAGCCCATGTGTTCCGACGGCTGGCCAAGCTGTGGCGCAGCGCCAGGACCGGGGCTCGGCAAGCTCGTCGGATGACCCCATAGGGGTATTCGGCTGCCACCACCAGATCGGGCTGGCAGGTATCAGCGACCCCCCTCAAGCTGGAGATCGCCCATGCGGACCGATGCAGCCAGTCGTGGTGATCCTTGGGCCAATGGGTGAACCATCGCACCGTATGACCTCGGCGCCACAGTTCCGCTGTCAGCGGACCCATGATCCACCGATGGAACGGCAACGAACAGATGAACAGCGCCTTCATGCTCGCCCCAGCAGCAGATCGTACCCTTCGGGGACCAGCGAATTCTGTTCGCTGCAGATCGTCCGTACCGCGTTCAAGCCGACCCGCATCGCCATCAAGCGCAGATCTGCCAACTGCTGCCAGTAGATGATCTCTTCCACCCGATACTGACATTCACCCCGGACAATTCCATACCTGCGGGTCGCTCTGGTCGTCCTGGCGTCCCCATCCACGCGATAAACAGTGTGCCGAACCATGGTCTGCCCGTTGTGCTTGGGGCCGCACGGAGCTTCGGCCTCACGGATTCCAGTCTCGGTCCATCGGGGCTCGAATACCTCTGCGGCGATCAAGCCTCCAGGTCGGCAAGCAAGCGCGGCCATGCGCAAAAGCCGACCTTGATCGACATGAGGAACTAGGAACAGTGTGGCGTATGGAATCAAAACCACATCTGCCAAACCCATGATGTGCTTACGCATTTCAAGCCAAGCGTGCCTGTTGGTGGCATTCCCCTCAATCGCATGACACCACGAACCGCAACGCTTGCGAAACGCTCTGACCATCTCTGGGTCACTGTCAATGCCGACCCAGCGAACGACATGTTCGTTCAGAGCCCGAACCATCAGCCCATCAGGAACTCGCCCGTCCCCGCAGCCCACTTCCACCACGTAGATCGGCCGCCCCAAGCACTCGGCTTCGTCCGCAATCAAGGAAGCCCAGAGCCCCAGATCCGCGGACCGCTTGCCCATGTCCAGATGATAGACCTTCGCGAGGCTGACCAGAGCTTCCTGGGTCATCTGCGGCAACCCTCCTCGGGCAGCCCGGAGAAAAGACGACTGCCGCTCTCCTCCCCTTCATACCCCTTGTCCTCGCGAAACGCCGCGCGGGGTTCCATGTGGACCCGGCAGCTGCGGGGCAACAGCACGATCGTGGAGCCCCCAGCGGACCGCCATCGGCGCTGAAGATCGGCCAAGCGCACAGATCGGATCTGACCCCGAACCACCAGCACGTCTCCCTTCTTGGGGTTCAACAGCTGAGCGCTCCAGGGAACCAGCAAGCCGGCCAGCAGCTCCCGAACCCTGGGTAGACGTTCGCGCAACCGTTCAGCTCCTTCAGGAGCCCGATCGGATGGGTACGTGGTCCCGTTCAGTCGCCAGCGCCGGGCTTGCGCAGCAACGCGGTCCAGTCCTCTCCTGAGAGCCATCCTTCCTCCATCATGATCGCCTCGAAGGCGTCAAGCATTCGATCCACGCCGGGGTCCAGCCTGCGGGTTCCATGCTCGCCCCAGACGATGGCGCGGTAACCGGAGATCGGCCTGGCGCTATGCTCGGCCACCACTTCGAAGGCCCCGGAGAACACGGGTCGCACGTCCTGGGATCGGATGGATTCGAAGCCGCAGCCCACCCGATCGGGGTCGGGCTTGAAGATTCGCTCTTGTTCGGTCCCATCGTCTCGCAGCCGGTAGCTCTTTGGAAGGGCCTGCCAGATCCGTTCCGCAACCCGATATCGGCGCTCGTCCGCACACAGGCGGTTGCCCCCTGCGTACTCCTGGACCAGGACAAGGCCCCCAGGGGCCAAAGAGCGCAGGAAGGTGTCCGCAGCTGCTTCCAGGTCTGGGAAATGATGAAGCACGGAAACCGCTACGATCAGGGCATAGCCGGGAGGCTGGACGAACGGCAGATGGCGCTGGGCATCGATTCCGGGGCAGTATCGAACCCTGTCAGCGGACCCGATCTTGACGGCCCCCCACTCCGGGGGCTCGCGATCCGGGATGAACAGGTCCGTAGCGATCACGGTTCGGTCCTGGTAGTCCTCCGCGACTTCCAGCTCCACCCAGCCATGCCCGCAACCCACCACGCAGATCGGGCCTGGGGGCAGCTTCAGCGATCCGCGTTCCATCTTCAAATCTCGATGCAGGCGCTCCCATCGATCCTGGTGAGCTTTCCGGCGCACCTGCGCATCCCCCTTGAACTGGTCCTCCGACCAGATGGCGATCTCTTCTTTCAGAAGGCGTATTCTGTCTTCCGTAGCCATGCCGCGCTCCTCATCGATGACAACCGCACGAGGAACCACCTCCTCGATTCGGACGGCAGCTTGATATCCGTGCTTCAGGTAACGAGTCACATGCCAGCGCCAGCCGTAGCGCTCCGCGCATTCGGTGAACGCCAGCCATTCATGCTTGCGCCAGGCCGAGAAGTTCCAGAACTCATCGAAAGCCAGCACGGTCCCGGAAACGATCCTGTTCGCATCCCCCAAGGCGGTCAACACGTCCATCGTGGACGAATACAGGTCGCAATCGATGTGAGCGAACCTGACGGGTCCAGGATGATTGAGAAGAAAGGCGTCCACTGATTCTTCGAACAGACCCACATGCAACTTGACGTTCTCTGGCACCTCGGGCGGCTTGCCGTCCAAATTGAACTGACCGGCTCTGACAGTCCCGCCTGAATTCTGATCTTCCCAGTCTTCTGGAAGGCCCCTGAATGAATCGAAGCCATGAACCAGCCCCCCAGCCGGGGCGCGTTCGGACAGCCATCGAATGGACCGACCTTTGTGAACCCCGAACTCCATGAGAAACCCATCAGGACGCGCATCGGAGAAGGCAGCGTCCAGATAGGTGCGCCACGCTGGGCTCACCACATCTTTGTTTTGCTGCATGACGCCACCCATAGCTGTTGCATTCGGGTGGTTTCTCCTGATGTATCGTCTCGTATCTGCTTCCCACCATTTGGACTTCATCTTTCCTCCTGCTGACCACTCCACTGCGATTCCGGTATCGCACAAATGGAAAATCGCCATCTCGGAACGTTCGCCACGTCTTCCCCACGGCCATCTGACGGTCACCGGGCTTTGATCCACGTTGCCAGTGGTCAGAAGCTGACGCAAGCGGTGCTGGGGCACCAGTCGCGTATCGATCTTGATTTTCTTCAGGTGAGGGCCAAACTCGATCAAAGGGATGTGCAGCAGCTCGGCAGATGGGTTGTGCCCCGACCCGTGCCCAAGGCAGTGGTTGGGCGAAAACCCTTCAGCATGATCCGCTGTAATGAAAATTCTTGCTCCTGGATTTTCGTCCAGAAGAACGCATAGGCGCTTCTCGACCGCATTCAGCCGCTGCCGTCTCGCTACCATGATGTCTGTCGGGTGCGCCGCCCCTTCGGAAAACAGCGGCTTGCCGTTGAACGTATCGACTCGTTCTTGGAAATAGTTGTGCAGTTCGAAGCTATGCATGAGCAGAAAGCGATCTTTCGTTGTTGATGCCCACCTGCGGAATTCGACCTGCGGCCCGATCCCCATCCACTTCCTAAAGCCCTGCCCATAGCCAAAGTTCGTACCAATGGCGAAACCCCCACCCGAAACAGCTGCGGCATCCCCATCGAAATCATGCGCGATGGTCGTCTTGACTCGGGATTGCTTTCTGCAGACGCTCGCAGCGGTCCAATTTTCCCAAAGACGATGCTCTTCGGGAAGAAGCCCGGATACCATGCTGGCCATGGCTGGCAGAGTGAAAGGAGCGACAGCCCAAGCGTTTCCATACCAACGATGCGGGCGCCTCAAAAGAGAAAGCCAGTTGACCGCCTCAGCATACCGAAGGGTATCTACAACGACGAGAAACACCCTTTCACTATGCATTTTTTCGCCCGATGGTCACCCCGATCCGATCCCGCGGGCAGAGCCGCAGGAGAGCTTCTTGGACATAAGCATGCCTTGCCGCCAGCTCTTCCTGGTCAGGCCCTCCGCGATAGCGATGGTAGCCCCCTCCGGCCACCTCTTCGCCCCCAACCACGAAGCTGCCCCGATACCCGTCCTTGCGAGCTCGCTCCCTGTCGATGACCATCCCATACAGATCGGGATTCTCCCAGCAGGGAGATCCGGGCAGCGGGTTGAACATGGACAGGATCCAGTCCGAGATCCGATCCCTGTGCCCCTCGATGAACCGAACCAGAGCTTCCACGTCCTCCCAGGTTTCCTGCGGAGAGCCCACCATGAACGAGACCCGGCAGTCCAGGCCGGCATCAACCACAGCTCGGATCGCCTTGTCTATTTTCGCCATCGTGGTCCGCTTGCCCATGGCGCGCAGCACCTTGTCGGTCCCTGCTTCCACCCCCAGGCAGAGGGCTCGGCAGCCGTTGGCCTCCATGGTCCGCAGCATTTGGGCGTCCCCAGGACGCACGCAGAGATCCGCTCGGGTCCAACCTCGCCAGAGCGCGCCCCGCAGGCCCAACCCCTGGGCTATCGCAGCCATGTCTCCGGGCTTCCGGCAGGTGAGCGAATCGTCCAAGAACAGCAGGTTCTTGATCCCATTGCATTCCCGGATCGTGTCCACCTCTTCCAGCACGCGCTGGGGACTGTGCAGGCGCAAGCCTCGACCCCAGAGAGACTCTTGCTGACAGAACGAGCACCGACCGGGGCAGCCCCGGCTGGTGATTATGTTCGTAGCAGGCATCCCATCGATCCGGCGCACGTAGCGGGACAGGTCGATCACGTCCCTTGCGGGAATAGGAAGCTGATCCATCGCCATGGGTGGAGGTCTTTCCCAAACCCCGACAGGCCATGCTCCGGTTCTGCTTCCGCGTATCAACTCCAAGAATCTGGACTCACCCTCCCCACGCAGCACCACATCGAACCCGTCGTCAGCATTGCTTTCGGACTCATTTAGACACTCGTCCGGCAATGCAGATGGATGGGGACCCCCAGCCACCAGGACTGCCTTCGGTTCTCGTTCTCTAAGCTCCCGACAGATCGCCCGAGCGTGCGGCACCTGCAACGAGCTGAACCCGATCCCGTAGACATCGGCCCCCCCTGGGATCTCGCGCATGCAGCGCTCCAGGCTGAAATCATGAGTCCAGTGACCCACAGGAGCGTCCGGCTGGTAGCACTCCATGTTGAGATCCGCGACGTGCCAGTCGCTGACATCCTCCCCTTGAGCCCGCGCATATCCCAGCAGGTAGAGCAGCCCCAAAGGAGGGGCCACCCTGGGCTCCCGAAGTACGGGATTCGGAGGTGAAATCAGGACGACGGGAACCCCCATTCATTCCTCCACGAAGCTGGCTAGTTTCACCTCTCCTGGGGGGTAGGCGGCCAGCAATCGCTCCAACTCCAGGTCGTTCATCAGCTTTCTGTCCGCCTGCCAGCCGAAGCAGGTTCGAGCAAGCCGGCTGTTGACCCAGTATTCGCGATCCTGGCCAGGTCGTTCGGCCACGTCTCTGCCAGCCGGATCAGGAGCCGCGATCCCATGCGCCTTGCGCAGGTAACCTCCCAGCACGTTCACCAAGTAGCGAACCGAGAAGCGATCTGGTCCTCCCAAATTGAAGGCCAAAGGCAGCCGGTTGTCTCCCTCGGAAAGGGAGGGGATCCACTCGTCCAGCATCCACTCCGCTGCCATCAGCATTCCCAGCGCGAACTCTTCCACCTGAATCCATTGCCGGATCGCATGGCCCCCACCGTGGAGGGGAACCTGCTTGCCCGCTTGCAACAGCTTGCAGGCGATGGGGATCAGCTTCTCGTCCAGCTGCCTGGGCCCGAAAGCGTTGGTCCCCCTGGTGATCACCGCGCGAAGACCGAAGGACCGAGCTGCCGCCATGACGGCCATCTCTCCAGCTGCCTTGCCGGCCGAGTAGGGGGAAGAGGGCAACAGCGGATCGGACTCTTCGGACGAGTCCTGATCGTGGCAGTCCCCATAGACCTCGTCCGTGGAGCAGTAGAGCAGGGGCACCTTGTTCAGGGCGCACCAGCGCGCCACGATCATGGTCCCTTCCGCGTTCGTGCGGAACGCCCCCGTAGGATCGTCCAGGGATGCGTCCACATGGGACTCCGCGGCCAGGTGGAAGACCACATCAGGTATCTTGCCGCCTTCAAACTCTTGAGCAGCTATGCTCAGGTTCGTAGCCCCTCCTGCCCGACCTTCATCGTTCGATGGCCCAATGGTCCCCCTGATGAGCGACCCCTTGAGCCAGCCCTCTACCAGATCCCAGTTGACCGCCCCGCGAGCCTTGTTGTCCACAGCCGCCACTTCCCAGTCCCTGTTCAGGAGCAATTCCGTCAGATGGGACCCCACGAAGCCGCAAGCCCCGGTCACTATGGCCCTACGCCCCATGACATCCTCCTGGCATGACTCGCTCGGGCGCCTTCAGATCCCCCGGCTTCCAGAGGTTCCCAAAACGGGTGTCCGGCCTGGGGGCCCATCCGGGGATGTCCTCGGGCTTGCCGATCACCACGTCCAACGCAGGGTGGTCGGGCCATCGCTCGGCTATCAGGCTGGCGACGGTCGAAGCTCGTTCAGGACCCAGGTGGAAGATCCCGCGCCTGCATGCCACCTCGCGTTCATGCTCCGAAACATCCAACAGCTCTCCCAAGAAAGCCAGCAGGCGCATGGCGCACCGTTCGGTCCATTCCCTGTTCGCCAGGGCGTAGCCGTTCACCCACTCGTAGCGCTTGGCCTTGTTGGGGTCCAAGTGCGCCACGCGGACCACGATGGCCCCGGCCCCCAAAGCCATGCGTTCCCCCATCAGCTTGGTAGCCCCGTAGACCCCCAGCTCTTGGAGCTGCAGCCTGCTGTTCAGTACGGCTCCGCGGTTGGGAACTGGCGAATGCTTCCAAACAGGGATCGCGTAATCCGTGGAAACCTGGACGCACGGAATCCCCGCTTCCTGCGCGGCGATCGCGCAGTTGCAGGCCGTCAGGGCGTTCTCGTTGACCGCTCGTTCCGGGTCATCCTGGCAGCCGTTCACATCGGTCCAGGCGGCCAGGTTCACGACCGCCTGAGCGTCGTGCTTTCGAATCGCTCGTTGCACCTGGTAGAGCTTCGTCGCATCGCAATACCTGCGACGGCTGGGGGTGATCACTTCGATCGGGCTCGGCCAGTCGCGATCTCTGACCATGGCCTTGCCAAGGGCGCCATGGCCTCCGATCATCAGGACGTGCATGGGGTCCTCCCGGAAAAGGGTGCTATCCCGTTCTACCCCTCTGCCAGCGAGCTACGAACCGTTCTCGACTGTCTTTGCGGATCTGTTCGTAGACCCTCCGGTGGAACAGCTTGTGCCGAATCGTGGCACCCCGTTCGTGGTCCACCTTCAGGCCGGTCCAGACGATGGACATGGCACCCACCTTGGCAGCTGCGGCCAGGCAGAAATCCACGTCCTCGTAGTACAGGAAGTATCCAGGGTCCCAGCCCTTCAGCTCTTCCACCACCCAGCGATGAGCAAGCAGCCAATAGCCGCCCACGAAATCGACCGACTGAACGAGGCGCTCCGCTCCGACCATGCCGATGTTTCGGCCCCACTCGCGGATATCGCCCTTCTCGTAGTTCAGCACGTGGCCCCCGCTGGGGCCGACTACGGCAGGGGCCATCCCCTTCCGGCAGGCATGGGCGATCTGCGCTGCGGACCCCAGATCATCCACAGACCACTTTGCGTCCGGCTGCGTGAACAGGATCCAGTCCGGTTCTTTGCGAGCCCCCGCTACACCCAGGTTGCAGGCGGCTGCAAACCCGCTGTTCAAGCTGTACCGCTTGCGCAGGAACCGGCGCCCCCAGCCCGGGGGCTTCCAGGCCTTCGTGGCTGCCGCGGCTTCTGCGTTCCCGTTCTGAACCAGCACCACCCCGGAAGGGGGGCCCAAAGATCGACAGGCTTCCAGGGCTCGGACCACCGCGGCCTCCACGTCCGCGCTCCACAGAGAGGCGGTCATGACGATCGCCACGCCGTCCTGACCGATGGGATCGGGACTGTCCTCGTAGCTGCCAGGGTGCTCGGCGCCCTTCGGAACGACGCCCCGAGCGGGCAGACGCAGGGTCGGAAGCGGGGCGAACTCCGCGTGGCGATGGTTCAGCCAGCACCCCACGGGCCAGCTGCCCGCGCCGGTCGCAGGCCAATCGCTAGCTTCGGTTCGCTGGGGCTCGGGCTCGGGCTCCGGTTCCGGCTTCACCTCCACAGGCGGCGCTGGGGGCGCTGGGGGCGCAAGCGCCCTCGCTTTGCGAAGAGCGGCTGGAGGGTCCCCACCCAGGATCGGCTCGCGGATCACCTCGAACCCATGCTGGCGCACCATCACGTCCTTGGCTCCCAGGGTTCGCACGGTAGCCAGCCATCGGCCACCGTCCAGGCGAGGCCTGACCACCTCGTCATAGGTATGGATGCAAGAAAGGACGGACCGGTTGTCACCGGGCTTGAACGGACGAACGAGATCCCAGGGCATGTCAGAACACCTTTCGGTAGCGGTTCAGGATGGCTTCGGCGCGCGGGTCGAACTCGGCCTGGCTGGCTTTGGACCTGCTGCGGCCCACGGACTGCTCCAGGTGCCCCGCGCTGCGTAGCGTTCGGAACTCGTGGGCCACCTGGAACATGGCGGCAGACTTCAGCTCGTTCAGAGCTTCGTCCAGGAAACCAGCGTCCCATTGGACATCGATCGTCTGCTTTCCGACGGTGAAATACGCCCCGGTCTCGGTCAGCTCGATCCGGCCGGTATCGTTGTCCACCACGTAATCATCGGACTCCACCAGGGTGCCATCGTCGGTCACAGCTGCCACCGAGATCACCGGGTAGGCCTTCAGCAGCAGTTCCGAAACCCCGGCCCAGTCGATATCGAACGACTCGTCATAGGTCTGCTGGGTCAAGCCCGGCAGGTCCATCTTGGACATGAACTTCGCGTCCATGCCGTCCAGGATCAGCTCCAAGACCGTGTCGTGCTGGGTGATCGTGGCTGGAATCCCGCAAACCGCCCGAGCGTCCGAAAGGGTGAGCAGTACGGACATCAGACCTCCGATCTACGCGCTGGCACGCTTTTTGTTCTCGTCCCCCTCGCCGATCGCGTCCAGAGCGATCGCCGTGGCCGCGAATCGTGCGGAGCTGGCAGAGCCCCCCACGTTGGCTGTCAGCCCTCGCTTGATCAGGCGCTTCAAGGCCGCTCGGGTCCGGTCCATCTCCAGGCCCGCACCGTCGGCCACCTGCCGAACCCCCAGCACGCTGCGGCGCCCGAATCGGTACGCCTGCAGCAGAGCGGTCAGCACTGCCAGGTCGTCCACGGACACACTGGGGAAGATCAACTCTTCCAGCCAGCCGTCCGTCCACCAAGCGCGATCCCGCCATCGGACCGTCTCGTCCAGCCATCCCAGCTTGCAAAGCCGCTTGTACGAATTGACCGAACGGACGAAAAGGGTAGGCGCTCGCACGCCGTCGATCGCAATATCCCGAGAGACCAGGCTCTCTTCGTAGGTATGTTCGTGCCAAGCCAGGGATGGGTCTTTGTCGTGCCGACGCAGGACATAGACGAACTGACCTTCGGGGGGGGGATGCGTCAATGTGCCGCCCATGCGACCTCCGCAGTATGGATTCTCCACTCGCTCCGCGAACAGGGTAGCACGATCGGGACTACAGCCACAAGAAACAGCCCTCTAAGCAGCGACGCAGACCGCCCTCCGGGGGAAGAGGACAGCCTGCGCCTTGGAGCGAGCGCCGCCGGAGCGGCACCTGCGGGGGAATTTCAGCCGTCAGGCTATTCCGGGGTGACACCGCCGAGAACGGACATGCCGTAGCGCTGCGCCACGACCAGAGCGCCGTCCCAGAAAATGTCGAACTCGTCGTACTGGCTGGAAGCCTTGGCGAGCGGCATGACGGTCATGGGGGTCAGCTCTTCGAGCCAGCAGTACCGGGTGTTCACGATGATGAACGCCGTGGTGGTGCCGCCGCTGAAGGCGCTGAAGGCCGAACCGGACCAGTCCAGGGTGTCCGGGATCTCGGTGGACTCGACGATCGGGATCCCATTGTACGTCTGGACCTCGAAGCCGGCCGCGATCTGGGTCACCTTGTCGAAGCGCTGCTGGGCCTGCAGGCTAGCGTTCAGGCGCTGCCAGCCGTTGCTGGAGCAGTAGATCCGCAGGTCGCCGCGGTTCGCACGACCCTTGACCAGGCTGATGGCCTTGTCCAGCTTCGCCAGGGTGAAGGCGTTGCCGGAGGTGACCGTGCCCTGCGCGACGATCTGATTGGCATTCACGAGCGTCAGCAGACCATTCATCTGGTTCGCGTCCGCGCCGTTGTCGCCAACCGCGCAGCCGTTCTCCAGGCGATTGCTGAAGTCCTCGGACTTGCCGGCCAGCTCGATACCCAGGGCATCGCCGTAGCTGCGGCCGGTGGCCTGGACCTTCCGCGTCACCTTGCCCCGGGTGACCAGGGTTCGGTACGTGAAGGAGGTCTGCGCGTAGGTTCCGGTCTCCTCGGAGGCGGCATCGGTGTCAGCCACCCACTCGCCACCGGTGGTTCCGGGCGTCCGCTGGTTGATATACGCCGCGTTGCCGGTTCCAGGCTTGCGGGGAAGCGTGGCCTGGATGCCCAGCTCACGGAGCGAGATCTGCTGAACCACGCGGTTGATGTACGTCTGCAGCAGGACGTCTCCTGCGTTGCTGATGTTCAGCGCGCGTTCCAGGCGCTCGTTCCGGTCGTGCCGGGTGTCCTGCCAGGACTGCATCGGGGACAGAGGCATCGTTCCCTCCTAGGCCCAGTTGGCCGCGAGCGGGTTGGAAGGATCGCGGACCAGGCCATCGTCCTCGGCGGCCATGCACACGCTGCGAAGCGCGTCCACCAGATCGCCAGCGCTGACGCCGGAGTCCATGGGGTCGTTGGTCAGCAGCACCTCGGGTCCGTCCTCGCCGCAGGCGTCGAACAGGTCGATGATATTGCTGGCGTTGCCCTCGTTCGCAGCGCGCTGGCGCAGCTGCTTGATCGCGGGCTTGGCGCGGGTGCCACCGGCCATCAGGCCACGGAACCGGACACCTCGGCGGGCATCCTTGGCGCGCAGCTTGGTGTTGGCCTCCTTGAGCCGTTCGATCTCGGCCTGGGCCTCGCGCAGTTCGCTGTCGTCGATCTCGGCGACTGCGGGCTGCGGCTCTGGCTCGACCTGGCGAGCCTCCAGCGCTTCCAGACGCTGGGTCACAGGCTCCAGCTCAGCACGGAGCAGCTGGGCGATCTCCTGGGGATCCATGTCGCTCTCCTCTTCAGGGTTGTCGGGATGGCCGACCGAGCGATCGCCGGGGGCCTCTTCCTCCGCATGTTGACCCGCCGCAGTGGCGCTGTCAAGCGTGGTATCGGGCTCGGGAGGTGCGGTATCGGCCAGATCGGCCTCCATTTCGGTATCACCCGGTACGGGTTGCCCCTCCAGTTCGGGCGGTTCCTCGCCAGGATCTTCCGCTGGTTCTTGAACGGCAAGGCTACGATCTCGAACCTGGGGACAGCTTTCCGCAAGAGCGCTCCGCAGAAGGTCGATCCAGCTGTCGGGGTTCGCTGGGCTGCGCGTGGCGGCCAGGTGGTCCAGCTCCACGCCTTCGATCAGCACGCGCTCCACGTTGCCTTTCTCGTCGGTCAGGAACCGCATCTCCGTGAACCAGCCCCCGATGGACTGGCCGATCTTGCGCTGCTGCTCTCGGACCTTGCGCCAGAGCTTCCGGGCCAGCTCTTCCTCCATGTCCAGCTGGACCAGTGCGCGGAGCACGTACTGGCGTTCCGAAGCCTCCGCAGGTTCGGCCACCTCGTCGACAGCTTCCACGGTGGCATCGATCGTGCGTCCGATCTCCTCGTCCCATTCGGCTCGGCGATGCGCGGGCACGTAGGACACCCCGGCCCCGGCTCGCATCTGCTCGGCCATGCCCTCCAGTGCCTGCCGGGTCATTTCGGTCCCGTACCAATCTACGGAGGTGGAACTGGCGATCCCTTCCAGGATCCCCTCCGTGGGGTCCGCTTCTTCCGCGGCCTCTTCCTCGTCCGCTTCAGTTTGGCGAGCCCCGAAGGGCCCCACGGAATCGAAGAAGAAGGGCACCCGACAGCGTGCCTGGTACTCAGCGCCTCCCGATTCTCGCTCGCGAAGAAGGGTGGCGGTCTCTACGCGAATGGCGTCGGCCAGGGCTGCGGGATCGAGGGGCATGGGGAAGCCTCCGGGCTGGAGTTTCCCGCAGCGTACCTGTGCGACTGGCTTCAGTCAATGTAACCCAAGCATGAACGATCGTTACAATGGCTGGTTCCCTGGCGCGTTCCCTGACAGATTCACCGCTGTTCCGTCCTGAACCTCCTTCTCGGTCCAGGCTGTGATAATACACCTGCAACGCGCCATGCAAGCAACAGCACCTGCTGGAACAGTGGTAAACTGCGATAACGGACGTGGACCCTGCGCTCCTTCATGTTCGCAATCCGGGCAAGTTCGCTTATCACCTACAGAGTTCCAGATCCCGTACCAGGTAATAGGCTTTTCACCTATTGCGGCCTCCACCATCCCATCCCGGAAGTTCTCGTTCGCCAAGTCCACGAGACGCCCGCCATAATTCGCTATCCTGTGCTCTTGGTTGGCCCATCCCCCTGCCGCCAACGTAGCAGCCTTCGGGGCCTGTTCCGCGGCTGGGATATCCTCATCGTCTTCCTGCCTGATCTCAATGCTTCGGCCCTGAACGCTCTTCACCGCGTCCATGGTCAGGGTCCGCAGCTTCGTCAGAAGCCCGGTCGGATCGTCCAAATACCCGATGGCCTTTTCCGCGTAGTCCTCGCCGCGGGCTTCCCAGTCGGCCAGCACAGGGCCCGAATACTCCACGGCGCTGTCCCGGCCGATCTTCGCTGCCCTTCGGTAGAGAGGGGCGGTCCTCGTGGCCCAGTCCTGGTGAAGCTTGGCCAGTTCCTTGTCCACGCGTTCCAGGATCCGAGCTTCGGCCATCATGTCGATCCCGTCCCTGCCCTCGGACATGATGATCGCGACCACGGCTTGGGCAGCCTGTCGATAGAGGGGCTGGACGGCCCGCTGGTAGGAAGCGACCACGCCGCCCAAGGCGGGCAGGTCTATGGTGCGATAATCGGCAAACCGGCTGGAGGGCTGCCACTCGCTGGGCAGCTCGTCCGCGATCTCCGCAAGGCCCCTGTGCTCGGAGCACCCGCAACCAGGGGGATGCGCGCTTTCTTCGGCGTCCACCTCGCCCGGAGCTTCGTCTTCTGGGTCAGGGGCTCCGGGGTCCTGATCTCCACCTTCAGGCTCCGTGTCCTCCGGGGGCTCTTCGTCGGGAGGCATTCCCAACGAAGCCACCGGGGTCAGGATTCCAGCGATCTCCACGGTGGCGATGTCGCCCCCTTCGATGGGCTCGGCGCCGGCCACCTGCAGACGCGCTTCGTTCCGGGTGAGGATCCCCTGCGAGACCAGCTCTACCATGGCCTTCGCGCGGTCAAGCTGCTCCTTCGGGGCGTACCTGGTTTCTCGGTCGAACTGGAAGCTGACGGCCCCGACCAGTTCGGGGTCCACCAACAGGGGGACGATCCTGGTATTGATGGCCTGCTGGACGGCTTCCAAGATCGGGGTGATCAGGTGCGAGCTGGAAACGTCAACTTGGACATGCGCGGTAGCTCGGGGCATCCCGTCCGTCTGGCCCATCTCTACGGGCAGCACCCCGAAGCAGCGCCAGATCCGGCGCTGAACTTCCTTGATCACGTCTGCCATCTCCAGGTCCTTGGGAGTATGGCGCAGCTCCAGCCATTCGGCCTTCGTGCCTTCCCCTCCCGAGATGACCCGGATCTTGTGGTCCTTGCCCCGCATCTTCTCCAGGTCCTGTCGGGCTCGTCTGATCGCGGTCTTTCCGAGGCCCCCAAGCACCAGCAGGCCGGGAGGGATTTCATCCGCGTCCATCGCCAACATGGTGTGCTCCCCCGAAACCAGCATGGTGATCACCTCGTTCAGGAGGGTCTCAACCAAGGGGACGCCCAGGGGGCTGGCCGTGTTCGGGAACAAGCTCATGTACCAGACATCTTCGGGCTTGAACCGCACGGACTCCTTCAGGCTGATCCCCTCCTCTTGCTGGACCCATTCCAGCAGGAACCCATGATCGTCGGTCTCTGGGAACAGGTAGCCGCCTCGGAAAGGTACAATCTCCAGCAGCTCTTTTCCGTCCTTCACCATCTCGGCTGCGCCAGCATCGTGAACGAGCACGTCCGTCAGAAACGCAGTCAGGAATGCCTGCCAGGTCATCCCATCCTTGGTGGGGGCCGACAGAAACCGGCGCACATGCTCCGCAGCTTCGAGAGCCCGATCGAACCGCGGATCCTCCTTGTCCAACTCCACCCCTATGCTGTGGTCCCAGGTGGCGATCCGGCGCACGATGGAATCGATGCAGGCCCGCAGGTCCGGGGTGGTCCAATAGATCCGCCAAGCCTGCGCCGGGGTCAGCACACGATCGAACCGCTGCCAGAGATAGGCATGATGCGGATCCGTCGGGTAGAGCTGGCCCAGTACGCGAATGGCCCTGCGACCGCGAACGCTCGGACCATGGCCGGCGTGATCCCCAAGCCAGCCCCCTACCTCATGCTCTCGCAGGTGATCGTCGGGGTAGCGAACATGGACGGCGTCAAGGACCCGGATCGGGGCGGCAAGCTGCGTATCGGACACGGGGACCTCCGAAGGGGGTAGACCCCCCGAGCATAGCACGCGGGGTAGCTACTCGGCGGGGTCGGCGTCTCCGGTGTCTTCCTCTTCCTCTTCATCTTCCCCAACCAGGTCAACCCCGGCCTCCGCGGCTTCCACGGCTGTCTCCGCTACCGCTTCGGCTGTTTCCGTGGTCTTGGTGACGAACCATGTCCCAACGCCTCCCGCTCCCCCCGAGATCAGCGCGACCACGATCGCCTGGATCACCTGCCTGCGATTGGCCAGATCTTGGTAGTACAGATCGAGATCTCGCAGCTGCAGGTTCTCGCTGGCGTCGGTCGATACGGTGGGGGGCTTCCTGATCACGCGGGGCTCCTGGCCCCCATGGTAGCAGGGATCCCAGCACCCGTTCGCCCTTGCCTGCCAGCTGTCAGGACGCTTCACCGGCCTCCTTACGATCCGGGGACCGGTAGTCCTCGGGCTTGGGGACGCGAGCTTCGCGCAGCAGGCGTTCTGAGTCTTTGCGATAGCGTTCGGCCCGTTCGGCCCGCACGGCAAGCAATAGCTCTTTCAACTGTTCCTCGGTCATCTTCGACATATCCATCATTCGCTCCTTTCAAGGGGCATAGGTCAGCCCCAGGTAGATGAACGCCACGCCACCGACGCAGCCCAGCAAGAAGACCACCAGGGCGACCCGCTCCCAGATCATGGCCGCAGATCCTCCACCTGTTCCCAGGACCGATCCCCATCGCGGTAGCCGTCCAGGTCCTGACCGTTCAGGTACGCCCACCAGGTGGGGACCAAGCCGTCCGCGCAGTCCTTCAGCATCCGAGCGAACGGCTTGCGGCGCTCATGCATTCGCTGCCTGAACTCGCGCTCCTTGCGGCGAGCCCTGTCCCGGCGCTTCTTGCTCTTGCGGCCCATCATTCATCCAGGTCAGGAAGAGATCCGGCCAAATCCAGCACGGCTCTGAACACCGTGTCCGTAATGTTGTCCGTGTCCCAGCTGGCAGCGAGCTTTCTGGTCGCTGCCTTGAACCGCTCCAAGGACTCCGCGTCCAGGTAGATGCTGACGGTAGCCACCTTGCCTGGCGCTGGCGCCTCGGGATCGTCCTCGGATGAATCAGCTTCGGGCGGCAACTCCGGCTCGTCGTCGGGATTCGGGATCTCCACGTCCGCGAAGGCCGCAGTCAAGGCTTCCACTTCCAGATCGTTGAACCCCAGGCTGGCAATGAACCGACTTTCGTCCTGATGAAGCTGTTGCAGGTGCTTGACCAAGACGGCTTCGTTCCAGCTGGCAAGCTCGCCGCTCCGGTTCAGCGCGATGCTCAACGCCCGAGCTTCCTCGTCGCTGACATCCAGGACAATGGCGTTCGCCTTGTCCCACTTAAGGTCCTGAAGGACCCGCAACCGTGCGTTCCCATGGATCACCCGCATGGAGCTTTTCTGAACCACCAGGTGCTCCACCTGGCCATGCGCTTCGAAGCTGGCCCGAATGGTCTGCACGTTACGCTTGTCGTGATAGCGCGGGTTTTCGGGGTCAGGTACGAGCTGGACGACTGGAACCAGCGTTGTTTGCAGGGCTTTCTGCTTCATCTCTTCGCCTTCAGCGCGTTCAGCCGCGCGGCTTCTTCCAAAATCGCACCCACGTCGCACTTGTTGGGGACAGACGCATGGTAGAGGATTCGAAGTCCCGAGTCTTCACCAAGACCGTGCATCGCGTACATAGCCGCCTTTATTCGCGCCTTTCTCGTAGGACTCGCATCGCACCCCCTCCGCACCTCCCAGGAATCCGCCACAGCAGCCATGGTCCGAGCGTCTTGGTTTTTCTCGTCATGCTTCAACGCCTTCAGCAAGCCATCCTTGTAAACCAGCAGCTTGCGGAACATGGCATTATTGATCGCCGTGGTTGAATCCACAGTGGTCCAGCGATAACGCCCCAAAACGTCCGGTCCAGACACTCCGAACCCATGAACGGGAATCAATGGTGCATGCTGGCTCAACGACCTGAATATCTGATCAAGCCAACGGCTCGGCTCGCTGTCCGAACGCTTGAGAGACGCCCGGTGCGGCACCAGTCCCCCAAGCGCCAACCTGGTAGCACCGGCCTTCACATACCGGAGCGCTTCCTCAGGGGGGCTGCCGTAGTGGACGCAAGGCACGATCTCTTCGTGGTACTGGCGCAGAACCTGCCAGTTCTTCCAGGTGCGCTCATGGTCGCCGATCACGTCCAGGGAAGCCACCCAGTCGAATTTGCCATGAAACCTGGAAACGAACTTGCCGTAGTCCAGAACCGAGATCGGAGCCCCCAAGGTGGAGGCGCTGAACGCCCCGCTGTCCAGAACCACCCCCACCCCTCTGGCTTTCGCTTCTTTCCAGATCTGCCAGGTCAGCTCTTCGGCCCGACAACCTAGGTAGTGGTACGAGATCAGCAGGCCGTGCTTCATGCGCCTGCCAACGGATCGGCCACTCCGGCTTCCTCGAACCCGCGAGCCCGCAGAATGCACGCATGGCACTTTCCGCAAGGGGGGGTCTTCCCGCCATAGCAGGTATGGGTGACCGCCAAAGCTTCCATGCACCCCGGCAAAGCCTGGGCGAGCAGTACCGCCTCGGCCTTGCTCCGGTACATGAGGGGGGTCAGCACGGGGGCCCAGGTATCTTCACCTGTCAGTCCCTGGGCGATCGCCAGCTCCATCGAATCCACGAACTCCCGGCGACAGTCGAAGTAGCCGCCATAGTCTTCCTGGCAGACCCCCGCGACGATGTTCCCCTCCGAGTGCGGGAACCGATCCATGAGCACCGCCAGGCGATTGGCGGCCAGGACCAGGAAAAGCAGGTTGCGCCCATAGACGAAAGTGGGCTCCACCCCTCCGGGCAGATCCTCTGCGTCGCCGTACTGACCAAGATCGTCCCCTCCGGGCAGCAACGGGCTGCGTCCCTTCAGGATGTCCCCCAAGCGCAGCTGCTCATGCTCTATGGTCACCTCGGGGTAGCTCTTGCGGGCCAGATCCACCACGGCCCCCGCGGCCCGCAGCTCGCATTCATGCCGCTGGCCGTACCAGATCGACAGAGCGAGCACATGGTGGACCGTCCCCTGGTTCAAGGTCCAATACAAACAGGTCGTGCTGTCCTGACCCCCGGAGAGCAGGACGACCACCACATCTTCGCCGAATCCTCGTTCACTCATCCTCGATCCTCCAGGTCTTGCGCCATCGCGTCCATAATGGCAGGCAGCTCCGTGGTATCCAGCGACCCGCTATAACGCTTCACCAGGATCGCCCATCGCTCATAGGTCGCTACCGGAATCTTCCCGCGGATATTGCCGATCACCACCCGAGCGCCCTTCCTGGTCAGGAATGACGTACCCCTGGAATCGTCGGACCCCTCCGCATTCTGCTCCAAAGACTCTTCCTCAGGTTCAGATGAAGCCACATCTTGAACGTCGAGAAGCGGATCCGAGCCCAGCGCCTCCAGGTCAGCCAGCATCTGCTTATCAAAGCCGGTCAAAGAAAAATCAACGTCGCCAGCAACCTGTTCCAGCGCAGCGACATAATCTGGCAACGAATCCCAATCCCATTCCCCTTCTTGCGTGTTGTCCCGAATGGCGACGATCTTGGCTTGCGCCCAGGAACCCGGAAAACGAACCGTCGGAACCTCGCGTGAATTCAATATCACCATACCGTGCGCCAGCTGCACCTCTACCGGCAACTCCCCAGCTTCTTCCATGGCTCGCAGCACATGAAGTCGCTGATTTCCCCCTATTACGATTGGTCCTTGTTCTCCATTCGGATGATCGTCCCCCTGCCAGTACAGCAAGGGCTTGAATAGCCCGAAGGCTTCCACAGATGCTTTCAGATTCGCCCGCGCGTCGTCGGTGGCCTTTCTTGGGTTTTCAGTGAACGGCACCAAACTGGCCAGGGCGAAATGTTCGATCTCCACAACGTCACCTCCGAGCTATCGGGTCTCCATCTTGGCGATCCCGTTGTCGTGTTCTACCCCCGCAGCCACTCTGACGGCGTTACGAAGCTGGGTGTCCGATTCGGTCGCTATGCCAGGCGTAACAATGTAAATCCTCACATCGTCCCCCTTGCTCGCCAGCCATCGATTAGCAGCAACCCAACTGCGCACCGCGCAGATTGTATTCCATCGTCTGGAGTGCTCCAGATCCCGAATCAGCTCGATGGGGTCGCCACCGTATTCTCGGATCAATGATGCCACAGGCATGATGGACGACCGATCCCGCAAGCTGACTCCTTGCCATCGTCCGCGCCGATGATCGAATACGACAAGCCTCCCATACCTAATCCCGGACGCCCAAGAAGATGAATCCACCGAACGCCAGGGAAAAGCCTGCACCAGTCCCCAGGACGTAACCCCGAAGCCATGGAGTTTTACACCCAACTCCGCGGCAGCTTCATGAGAATCCTTCAACCAGCGCAGCCCGTCGTGTTCCTGTCCTCGACGAAGAGCCGCAGACATGCTTCCCAAACGCGGAACCATGCCCCCTAGGCACTGATATTCGTAACCCCTGGAATGGTAACGCCGGATTTCCTCCTGGCTTGAGCCGTAATGAACGATCGGCAGGGGCCTTAAACCCAACCGCTCCAGGCGAATCTGATTCAAAAGAGTGCCCCGCGAGCTGCCTATCACATCCAGATTCGCATAATGATCGATCACCCTGGCGTAACGCCGAAGCCAGCTTGCATAACGATCCAGGTCGATGCTTACCCCTTGGCTCCACGCGGAGAAGCCACCCGAATCAACGAACGAAGCGACAGGCACCCCCAGCGTATCCAAATACTCGCCAAGATCACGGCTACCCATGTAGTGAAACGAAAACAACAAGCCCACCTCCCCTGAAACCGCGTTAGCCAGCGGAGCCATAGGCCTTTCACTCATCGCTTGCGCTCCAATCGGCCCAGCAGTTGGGGGTCTCGTACAATCTGACCCGGTCTACCAGCAGCTTCCATGGGGCCAGCAGCTCCTGGGCCTTCTTGGCGATCATTCTCGCCATGTTCTCCGCGGTCGGCTCTTCCCCCAGGGGCATCAGGTACACCTGTAAACCGGCCTTCAGCAGCAAGGTATGGATCGGATCGTGCTGATGCGAGATGTAGACGTGGTCCAGGTCCCGATCTATCCAACCCCCTACCGCTTTCTTAATCACGGAGAAATCCACCACGCGGCCCACCCCGTCAAGCTCTTCGGCCCAGCAGGTGATCTCGACCGCGTACCGATGACCATGGACGTTGATGCACTTGCTTTCATGACCGAGCAACCGGTGGGCGGCGTCGAACTCCAGCCTGCGGGTACAGCTGATCATGACCGCACCTCCAAGGCCGAGCACAGGTGCCAGAACTCGGCTCTGACCTCGTGCTTGCGGAACGCCCCCAGCAGGGCTTCGGTCGCCATGGTCGAACCCTTCCGAACTCCGCGGCAAGCCATGCATTGATGGACGGCTCTGATCCGAACCCCCACCCCGAGCGGCCGCAGGTGCTGTTCCAACGATTCCGCCACCTGCTGGGTCAAGCGTTCCTGTACCTGCAGCCGACGAGCGTAGAGATCGACCAGCCGACCCAGTTTGGACAGCCCGACCATGGGGCCGCCATCGGAGGGCACGTATCCCACATCCGCCAGCCCTTGGAAGGGCAGCAGGTGGTGCTCGCAGACACTGTGGAACGGATAGCCGGTCAAGACGACCATCTGATCGTACCCACCGACCTGGGTGAACCCTGCGGTCCCTTCGCTGGTGAGCAGCACATCGGTCGCGCTCTTCCCCATACCGTCCAGCATTTCCCCCCAAGCGCGTGCCACTCGGCCCGGGGTGCCCCGCAGGCCCTCGCGTCCAGGGTCTTCCCCCAGCGCGTCCAGCAGGTCGAATACCGCCAGTTTCGCTCTATGCTCGTCCATTACGGAACTCCGATCATTTTGTGCAGCTGCATGCTAACGCGACCCCCGAAGGTGGAGGCCAAAGTCATGGCGCGCTGGATGTGCTGAAGAGGGTCGCCCTCGTCCTTGGGCTGAAAACAGAAATTATCAAAATCCCAGCCTTTCATCTCCAGCAGCTGGCCTGTCGACCATCCTGGCACGACCACCTTCAGATCCTGCCCGCTGCGGACCACCACATGGTCCAGAGAGCCCCTCGCCTTCAGCTTCTTCGGGCTGACGGTGACATGAACGCCGGCCCATTCCAGAACACGGCATGGAATGGTGCCGTTGGTTTCCACGGCCACGGTCGCGCCGTCCGACAGCAACGAGCGGACAAGCTGTTCCCCCGAACGGCTGCGAAGCTGCAAGCACGGCTCCCCCCCTGTGATGGTGACATGGGGCGCGGCCATCCTTCTCAAGAAATCATCAACCCGATCCGCCACTTGCGTAGGGACGAGCTTGATCCCGTCCCTGAACTCGGTATCGCACCAAGCGGCGCACTCCCCCCTTCCGGCTTCCCGGTCCTTGCCGTCCCACATATTGCAGCCGGCAAGCCGCACGAAAACAGAGGGGGTTCCGGCCTGGGAGCCCTCTCCCTGGATGCTGCGGAAGATCTCAACCACCCGAAGCGGGTTCATCCCTTCCCCCCTTGGGGCCCCTTCAGCAACAAGCGCAGGCCAGCTTTGACTCTCCGATGGTCCGACCCCTGCAAGATGTACCCAGCCAAGAAGATCAGGGCTCCAGCACGGATCAGAATGCGACCGAGGGAACGACGGGTCCAGGTGATCATCAATCCAACCTCGTCGGCATAACCACGTGCAGATCGTGGGCTCCGATATCGTCCAGCCCTACGGGCTTCAGCATTGTGGGCATCAGCTCCCCGTGAAGCTCCAGCTTCATGCGCTCGGCCCCCGCGTCCATCAGGCCCCGCAAGGCTCCCAGCAGGTAATCGGCGTTGTAGCCGATCATCATCTCCCCCGAGGCTGGCTCTTCGAACTCGAAGCCCTCCACCCCCTCGCCCCAGTCCATGGTCTTGGCCCGCAGGTCCAGGCCCCCTCCCTTGAACGTGGCGATCAGGGTGCGCCCGCGATCCCGAGCTGCGATCGCCACGCGATCCACGGTCTCGTGGAAGGCCCCCACCTCGCACTCGGCCTCGATCTTGGGGGCGCCCGTAGGGATCACGGATCGGTACGCAGGGAACTCGCCCTGCTTCAAGACTCCTCCGATGGTCATGGGGAAGCCGTTGACATCGAACTTCAAGGACGCCTTGCCGTCCCGAACGCGAAGGGTGACCCCGCCCCCTACGCTGCCCAGCAAGTTTTCGGCCATCTTGATGAACCGGAAGGGCAGCAACTCGGCTTTCATGGGAGGCAGCGAGTCCAGAGCTACGGGGACGGCATGGGCGTAGGCCAACCGCGATCCGTCGGTCGCCACCACCCGCAGGCCCTTCGGGGCCATCTCCATGTGCGCCCCGTTGAGCCCATACCGATCCTCTTCGGTCGCGCAGCAGTAAGCTCCGCACCGAAAGGCTCTGGCCAGCAAGGGCCCATCGATCAGCACCGCCTCTTCGTTATCGTCGGGCAGGTTCATCGCATGGGGCATCGCGTTCAAGGGCTCCGCGACCAGCTTGTGCCGACTGGAGCCGAACCGGAACGCCAGGTGATTTCCTTCCGAGGACAGCCGGACATCCACCTTCGGGAAATGCTTGAGCACCCGCAGCAGGTGAATGGCGTTGACCGCCGCGCCGGGGCTCATCGGAGCGCGAACCTCGGCGGGTACGATCCGAGAAGCCAGCATCTCTCCGTCCGTGCAGGTGAGATGCAGGCCATGCGCCCCGTCTGGGACGATCCTGACGACACTCTTCCAGCCCCCTTCCCCCTTGTCGCTGGCGTCCACGATGGAACCAAGCGCGGTCCTCAACTCTTCCACTTTCACCGATGCTTCCATGTTCGCTGCCTCCTTGCCCTGTTGTACCCCCGGGGACCTTCAGGTAGATCGCTCCGGGGGCGCCATGACGGTCAGCTGCTTGGGAGCTGGGCAATAGTAGCGAGACGGCTTGATCTTCGGTTCCTTGTGCAGCTGAAACGGCCCGAACCTGGGGACCCGCACGATGATCCCGCGCCTGGCCAAAGGCTGGCGCTTGTACTTGGACGAGAAGCGGGACCGCACCGGCCATGCGTCGATCAGCTTGCGCAGCTCGTTCGACAACCACACCCCATCGGCCTGCAGCCAGCAACGAGCCCGATAAACGGGATCATTCCCATTGATGATCGGAAGGGGCTCCCCCGTGTAGACCACGACGCCCCCGACCATGCGCTTGCCCCCAGATCCGTTGGGCACCTCCCATCGCACGATCGCCCCGGGCCGAATCGCCACCCTGCCGTCAGGCCCCAACTGGATCCAATGTCTGGGAAGCGCGGCATGCGGGGATTCGACCACGCAGCCGCCCTCAACAGGTGGAGAGCACCGCCTTTCGTAGCGAGCCAGCCCAGCAGGCACGAGCAGTCTATGCAAAGCGATCTTGGCCTTGGGATCCTTCAGACCATCCACCCCCAGAGCCTGAGCCATGGCTTCGCGACCGTAAGGGATCGCAGCGTGTAGGGCCCGCAGTTCGTCCGAAGTGACTACCACCCCCGAGCCGTCAGCCGCTACCCACGGATACGGTTCGTCATAGCTCTCAGGCCAGTGCGCGTCAGGATGATAGCCAAGCACTATTCCTCCTCTTCGGGGACCACGTTTGGATCTCCCCATTCCATGGAATGGATCAGCTCGACCGACGCGGCGCATTTCGGACAGTTTCCGGTCCCTGACATCCCGTCGTTCATGTCAATGATGATCTGGACCTTGGCATTGCAGTGCGGGCACCGCAGATCAATCAGTACGAGTTTCGTCATCTCTCTCTCCTTGGTTTCAGTCTTTGGGTAATAGCGCCCTCACCTCTTGAGCGAACCGCGGCCACCAGCATCCCTGCACATGGGGCTCCCGCTCGCCCGTGATCCACTCGGTCCTCCTGCAGACGGGGCAGTGGCGCTGGTTGCGCCATTCGCCCGGGATGCAGCGCTCCAGGAATTCGATAGCGCCCCTGATGCCTGGGTAGGGCTTCATGGCGGATCCTTCGGGAGGTTGATGGCCACGAACAGGGCCGCGATGGCGACAGCTACGCAAGCGAGCCCGAGAGCCGCGGCGGCTGCGATGATTTCAGCTTCGGTCATCTCCCTCCTTCTTCCGGCGGCTCGCTCGGGATGGGATCCTTCGTGTGCGCGCCGCACTCAATGCGATTGCGGGCATATTGCAGGAACATGGCGTAATGCTGTCCAATAGAAGAATCGTCGTCTATGTGCTTGATCACCTGCAGGCGCAGCCACTCTGTGATGGCCTCTCGCTCCAGCCTACGCCCTTCCTCGATACCGGCCGAGTATAGCGGCAACGTTTCCATCATCCCTGCCCCTCCCAGTGCGCCAGCGCGGCTTCGGGGGCGCTGCCGTCGAGGATGGCCATCAGCAGCACCGTCGGGCGCGACACCTGCAGGCAGCCAGAGGCGCGAATCCACGCCGCTGAGTCCGCAGGCCACCAGGCCCAGCCGCCCTCCAGCAGGTTGCGCGCGTGCATCTCTGAGGGCCGTTCCTCGAAGGACTCGACCCCGTCCCTATGGACCCAGTAGCCGTCACCGCCGGCTCGCCAGAGCGCCCTCCGAAACTCGGGGGGCAGGGCGAGCAGACGAGGGATGAGAGGGGGATCAGGGGCTGGCATGGGGCTCCTCTTCAATGCAATAGTGATCATTTACAGGCGTTCCTGGCCTCAAATGGCCATTTTGCACGCCATAGCGATGGAAGGCGCAGATCGGGCACCGGTCGGGAAAGTGCTCGCGCCATTCGCGCAGCATCTCCTCTCCATCAATTTGCAGGCCCCGAACTATCAGCCAAGCCACGAGAAGCACGAACACCGCAAACAGCAGAAGGTCTGTCACAAGGACACCTCCACCACCTCGGCGAGGCCGGCTACCTCGCAGGCTTTGGCCAGCAGGCGCGCAAGCCCTGCCGACCACTGGCCCGGCAACGCCTCATAGCCACCCTCAGTCCGGGCGGCGCGGTCGCAGGCTTCGTTCAGGATCTCGCCTTCCCAGATGAGAGGCAGCGCCAACCTGCAGTCGCCGTAGCCTCTCCCCGGGCGCCACCAAGCGGGCTTGCCGACAATGTCAGGATTCACCTCATTCGCTGTGGGCATCCGCAGACCGCAAGGCCCCTCCCTCAGCAGCCCTGCCCCCTTCTCCGTGGGCACCAGCAGCAGATGGCGCAATTCAGGCATCGCGATTCTCCCTCCACCTCGCCAGCACGGCGAGGCCGGTCCAGGCGACAAGCCAGCACAGGGCATAGCAGCAGGCGCGGATCATGGTGTGTCCTCCTCGTCCAGCAGCCCAAGCCGCAGCGCGCCGGCCATCAGGCAGTCTGCCATATGGAACGACCAACCGGTCACGACAGCACCTCCAAGATCTCCGCGGCGAGCGCCTCGGGGTCGTCGCGCAGGGCGCTCCAGAAAACGGCGACAATGCCCCCGAAAGCCGCCCGTGCCTCATCCTCGGTTGTACGCGAAACGCAGAAAACGCCCTTGTGATGGACTGCCCACGGATAGGCGGAAAGCTTGATCGGACCCCGCCGGGCTTCGCACCGATTGTCCCTCTCGATCCCCAGCCTCACCAGTGCATCCCGGGAAGCCGGCCTGGACAGGTCGCAGAGCAACAGCAGTTCGTTGAGAATGCGGCTGGTACGGCAGTCCTTATGCGCTTCATCCCAGGGCACTACAGGGCCTTCGTATTTGCGCCACTCCA